CTGTGAGCCAAGCAAAGGCTGTCTGGAACCACCAGAAGTGGCCCACATAACAGCCTCAAGTTGACCTTCTGGGTCAGTTTTAATGGGATGAGGAACGCCTGCAGCGTCAGTCCCATACATGCGCGCGCCAATAGTGCCCTGTTGGGCAGTGGTGAGTGCATTACCAGTGGAGTTGATGGGTTCTCTGGTACCGTTATTTGTGCCCCACATGACAGCCTCAAGCTGTCCAGCTGGGTCAGTCTTGACGGGGTGCACACCACCGTCAGCATCCGTACCATATATGCGTGCACCAACGGTGCCCTCAATGGTAGCTTTGACCTGAGTATTCGGTGCAAGTTCAAGAGGTACACTTTTCACAATCTGAACAGACTGTACACCTATTACCTGCGTGCCAATGGGTGAGCTCATGGTAACGGCTGATGGATAGTAGGTCGATTGAGTGAAAGCTGCAAGAGCATTAGCACGACCAACGGGTTCTGCCCAATTGGACAGCATGGGGGTTCCTAAGAACATGCCAAACTGGAAATCATCTCCAGCGCGCCTAAACACGGCATAAGGGATGGGAGTGGGGGTGACTGATTGGGTGGGGAGGGTATTGGTTACGTACAATTCACCATATACGGTGTGTTCTCTAAAAGAACCTTTTGGATATAGCAACCTTCGATCCTGCTGTGAATAATATGGCAAGGTGACATGAAGGTCGGTGTTCACATCCGAGATGAGAGGTGAAGACTTATTGTTAAAAGTGATGTCACCCCCTTGGTCAGAGGAAGTCATGACAGTAATGCGTGAATTTGGGAGAAATGCAGTGATGTCAAATGTAGTGGAGCCTCGAGCGTAACCATAGCACGTGGACCAATAAGAAATGGTGTCGTCCATGGAAAGCACACCTCCTACGGGGAAAGTGTTCCAGATATTGAGATAAGCCGGATTGAGGATGGAAGGAACAGTCTGCGTAGCACCTGCATAGGCTGTGCTAGCAGACTTGAAACTGGTGAGATAGAGTGAAGCCTTGGTGACAAGCTGTTTAACACTAAGCACCTTTTCACCGACACAGTAGAGACTGACATCGGGTTGTTGTTTGACAAGAGAAATCATGCCAGATTGTGCAACAGGTACTGAATCAACTGCTGACACCATAAGATATTCACCATTAGGAATGGCGAATTCAAAATTGGGCTCACAGACTACCTCAACGGAAAAGTCGACTGATTGAGCGACTGTGGTGGGGGCGGTGAGTCCATCCTCTATGAAAACATTGAGTGCACCGTATGCTTGAGAACAGCTTAAATACTGAGCCCAAGAAAGAAAGGGACATTCAAATTCAAAAGTGGAGGACTCGCGAAGATCCCATATGGCGGTCAATGGCAGATTCGTGCCAGAGTCACTTGTAGACACGCCAGTGATTTGTGGAATGCCAGTAACCTGTGAGAAGTTGTTTATATATACAAACCTGAGACGGCCACCATGGAATTGTGTCCTGGCCGCAGTGAATCTAAACTTAAAACCACCTCTATAATTGTTGAAACAATTGCCAGTGAAATAGGCAGGAGTGGTGAGTCTATGAACTACTGCAGCATATGTAGCGGCTGCGAGATTATTTGATATATTAAAACCACTCTGATAGTACATGGCGGCTGGTGCTAATGCACAAGCATAGACAAGTCTACCAGGAATGTTAGCAGCAAGTATTTTAAAATTAGATATTAGGCCCCACTTAGATAATATATATGCTAGGGCCATTTCATCATAATTACAGTTGGCAAAACCATCCGACGGGGAGACAACATTTTCGGCTGAAGACCCGAGGTTATAGGTAGTGTCTGTGCCATCATAGTTATGTTGGAAAGTATTTCTAGTGATCATCATACGCGTGACAGGCGTATTATTAGGAGGTTTAGACCAACCGAAGGCTGCAGCAGATTTGCTTGCAGCTCTGAGAAACCAGGCCGTAGGACCCACAAATGGAGAGAGCAACGGAACACCCTGTGCTATATAAGACAGAGCAGTGGCGACAACTCCGATATTCTCGGAGAGTTTTTTGTCTTTAGCCTCCCTCAGCATGATAGCACCGGCTTGCGGCACAGGATTAGCGGCAGATATGGTACCTACAGTAGCGCCAACCGGCTCAACATCTTCAAGCCATGCATAAAATGTGTAGGCTGGAGCAACATTGCCAACTCCTGACGCATAAGGAAGGAATGAATGAAGCGCTATTGTTCCAAGCGCGGAGATTGTGGGGGATGGCCCGTAGAGCGGTATATATTCATGAGCATGAAGGAAAGGGACCTTAAATTCTACGGCTGTCATATCTGACAGATCTAACCTCGCGTGTGGAAGCATGGAAATGGAATTTGTATATACAGTACGAGAGGGCCGATTGGACTGGGCAATGTTAGGATCCCAGGCCACAGCAATAACTCCTGCATCAAAGGGCTGTGTTGCCAATTGAAGCCTAAAGCATAATGTTGCCCTGACTCCAACACAACCCAATAACCTAGTTCGAAGACTGAATTGTGTGACAAAGCTCTCATCGGTGAAACTCAAACTAAAAAAAGTGTTTCGCGTTGTTTCAGCGAACGTACCCCTCTTGAGTATAATAGGTCTAGCAAGATACTGCTTAATATCAGTGAACTCAGTCCTAGGAAATAATTTATTTTTATGACTGCGAAACGTAAAGTCATCGCAATCTGCGCCCACAAACTCCAAAGTGTTGGAGGGCGTCTCAACCGTAGTGCTAGATACGGTCACATCTAAGCTAGAGGAGCATGTTTCAGTGTTGTTTGGTTCGGAAGCGGCACGTTTATGTTCATGGTGAGTCGCTGTGCAAAGCGAAACTCCCATATACTCCGTTTCCTGGACATTGGCAACTAAGCCGACCCGTCCTGGAAGTAAGACTAAATAGCCCGGGTCAATCGACTCCACTGCGGCTGCCACACTTGTATTGTGCGGAGAATTGTATTCAAGCATGGTCCATATATGGAGTGGAGTCGTCGGTGGCAATGAATGCCTGAGAAATGTACATATGGTCTTGTGGCACAGCCCAAAGGCTGTCAGCAGTTAGCGCAGCCTTGCGCTGGGCAAACTGAGTGAGCTCAATGGCTGGCTTGATGTGTGGTGAATAACCCTCATACGAGGATATGATGTGTGGTGCGTATCGATCCCACACAGTTGGAGTGTGGAGAGACAATTCGCGAAGCGTGGTGTCGAGGTTGGCCTTCATGATGAAATCCATGTTGGCACGGTCACGACACCAGTATGGGATGCCAAGCACTGTATCGATAGCGAGTGGGGCGAGCCACTCGGTCTTGCAGTACTTGCCATCGATGCAATAAAATCCTCTGCTGAGAAATGTACAATCAGCAAGGTTCTTATGTGTGATGGAATGGACGTCAGTGTGTTTGTCTTCCACAGTGAACGTCATATGGAATTTGGACATAGCATCTGCTACGGTGCTGTAATTCCAAAAGGGAAGGAACGACGAGCTGAATGACTGAATATTGTCGTCTCCGTAAACGAAGAGATTCACACAGTCAAAGAACTTGTCTGTGAGGGGTGCTGGCGCACTAATGCGCCAACACATGGCGAAAAGAATCATGTTGTAGATGGAGTTGATGATGGAGGTCATAGGATGGCCTGATGGTAATGATTTTGTCCAGTGGTAGAGGATGTCCTTGACATTGTCAGTTCCTCCAAGATGGAGAGAGTTAACAACTTCTTCGAACAGGATCTCGCGCACTAGCGCATTCTCTGGACCATCGTCGTACCAATCATTGATGATACGGAGGATCTCAAGCATGACCTGAGGCATTTGTGATGCATCAAATTTTTTGAAATCTCCAGCGATGATAGGATCTTTGCCAGAACCAAGCTGCTCCGCAAGAGTAGCCCACTCAGTGTAGACATTGATACCCACACAAGAGCAGACTGAAATGCGACGGCGTTGCATCTCTGACTGAAACCCAAGGAAGTACTGTCGCCAGGCGATTGTGTAGTCTACAGGTGCAGCTGATATGAGACGAGTTGCGCCGGTGGCGACTTTCTCATGGGATCTGAGTTCATCTTTGAGCGTGTCTACGAACACATGCTCATTACGCACTCCAAGCTTGGCATCACTGATGATCTTTTCAACTCTCGCTTTGACTTCAGTGGCGCCAGAAGCGAAAGTGTATGGTCCTTCTCGACCAAACATCTTCCTCTTGTTCATGTCACCGTTGACAGTCCAAGGAAAGCCTGCGGATGTGCCGCGAGGCAAACCTGAAATACAGGCGTCACCTTCGATGCCAGCAACGGCCTCCTCAAAGGAGTAGACACGTGCAGCACTGCGTGGAAGCTCGGACGATATCGTGTTATAGACATCATGTCGAGCCTGCGCAAGCAGCTCGCAGTCAAAGCTCTTTGCTGGACCGGAATATGGTGTGACGGCGTTGACCATGGGATTTACGATGCCGTCCGGGCTCTTAAAGGGCCTGAGGGCGGCGGGGGCATGTGCAATGTCGGACCATGGCTCAAGTGGAGTTCTAAAAAGCTTAGTCTCGCTTGCACAGAAGACTGGCTTCCCAACAGACGAAAATGGTGCAAAACCTTGTCCGTCTACGGGGAGTCTGTCACATGGAATGTGGTCGATTTTGGGATTGAGGTCGAGGACCCCAGCCTGTGGTTGTGTGATTTTGAATGTTTCAAGCATGGAGCTGAGTGTTTCAGCAGTGATGGCCGTTGAATAACCTTCACGCCTGCTAGGCGTTCCGGCAATATGGAAGCCTAAGTACACACGCTCATTGAGAGTAGGGTGGTTCCTCAGCATAAGGGGGCTCCCACAATCACCCAGCTTCGTGTCGGCATCATATTTCCATCCGCGCACAATAGCGCGAACGATTGAAGCCACATGGAGCTGTTTTTGAACACTCGCACGGCTAATATCAGTGGAAATCCCAAAAGAGGCAGTGAGTGAGAGCTGGACGAGAGGCCTGGTGAGGCCCTGGAGATCCTTCTCACGGACAACATACTTTGTTATGTCCTTGTGTAGGCGCGCAGTGGCGAACTTCATGACACACAAATCGGCGTCCTCATTAACTACCTTTGGATTGGAAAGGAAGCTCTGTACAGACACTTCAAAGGTGATCTTGGTGAGCATATTGATGAAAGTGATGGGCGTGGAAATCAACTCGGGGGCCTCTTTGGCCGCTTTTGTTATATGTGAGTTGAAATGGTTAGGGAACATAGCACACCTGTCATTGACGAAAGTGATGTACCCAAATGTGTCACCATTCACACTACCCGTGTAGGTGTTGGCGAGAATGGCGGTCTCAGAAGCTTCTGAGACTCCAACTTGCATGACTGGAGTCTCCTCGACAGGAGTGCCATTAACGTTGCGCGCAACACGAGCAATGACTGGTCTGCGCGGCCCAAACTTAATCATGGTGGGTTGGTTTGACTGCACAGTGGGTTTTTCCACCCGTGCCTCAAGGAAAGCAGCTATGGGACCATTTAGGGCCATTATGGCTACAGTGGATGCAACAATGGCGACCTGAACCCAATCGAGCTCAAATTCCTGATTGTTGTGTCGGTTGCGGTTAAAAAGCCATTTCGCTGAATTGATGAATCCCATTTGTGGGGTGGGCACTTCTAAAACGGGAGGTTTGCATAATGCAACCTGTGCACTTGATGGACCTGGACCTAGTGGCACTATGGTCTCGGGAGTAATGTGCGACATTTCGTACGCGATATCAGCCTGTCGGCATTGCTCGCGCACGTATTCGTCGCCACCATCACAGAAGCTGAGCCCACGCGCATGCGATTCCTCGTTGAACTTGATGGTCCTGATGAGTTGTGAAACAACCTCACCAAAAGGCACTTCACAGTGCGTGCTTCCAGTTCTGAGATCGTGCTTGCGGAATGTGTAAGCCTCGAAAATGAAGCGCTTCTCCTTGGTGACAAGAGCATCGAACTTTTCCGTATCAAGTCTGCCGTTATGTAAGGCAAACTCCGGTTTGAGCTCAAGTGCATATGTCTGAGAAAAGCGCCTGATGACAGCCTCTGGAGACACAATGACAGCAGTTGCAGTGTTAGTAATCGTCAGTGCATTGCTAGTGCACATGAGGAAGCGTGGAGCCGCGAAGATTTTACCCTTACTCTCAACGTCCGCCATAGGAAGGCAACACGGTGCAGTGTTGACGAGACGAATGATGAGATTATAATCGTCATCACCATCTCCTGCTACTGGGACAGTCTGAAAGATGTCATCAATTTGAATGCAAATGTGAGACTTAGGGTTGAAGTTGTTGAAATATGGCTCAGGGGATTTGGCATGACAATGGTCACGCCTAAGTTGAGCGGATGAACGACCCTTCTTCTCTTCTGCAGTGAGCAGTTGAGAAAGAACAGCCTGGATGAGGTTCTGCATGAGGTAGGATTTGCCGATGCCGGCAGGTCCCACAATGAATACAGCAGCTGGTTGTGCGCGGTCAGCTGAGGCAACCACAGCACTATCAATTCTGCTTGTGACGGCACGCTTGAGTTCGAGATGGAGCCTAGAAACGGTGTTGTGGAGGTCCCTGAAATGACCGAGAGTGGAAATGAGTTGGTCACCCCTTGTCAGCAAATCTGAGCTCCATAAATAGAGCACATGATCATCGCTGGCGTCAGGTGTGTGACTGCGAACGTTCTCTTCGAACGTCTTAGGAATCTCAGGTCTTTTGCGCAATGCACAAAGCCTGAGATAATCGCTGGCCTCTTTAGACCACGCCTCCGCAATGGACCTCCGCGACTTCGAAACATGATTGGCTGAAGGTTTAAAAAGCCTCCAGCCAAGATGGATGATGGTATGGAATGTATCCGTGAGCAGTGCGATGACATTGTCAGGTGTGAGACCCTTCTTGATGCCCGTTAGCATGCCTTTGACTGAAGACAACAAAACTGAAGCAACAGCCTCAGTGACATTGAAAGCAGTGGTCAAGACAAACTTAAGAGCACTAAAAAGACTCAATTCAGTGTCAGGTTCAGGCGTCTCAGGAGTCTGAGCTTTGGCCTTCCTGGCTTTATTCCTGAGAATGTTGGCCTGCGCGGTGGGTTTTTGATCCTTCTCTTTCTGAAGTTCATTCCACATATTTACATATGCGCAAGAGGCGAGATTCTCAGCAGCACTTGGAAAGAAGATCATGAGGATGGACCCGATAAAGTCTCCAACCTGTTCCTTGAACACGATTGCGAGAACACCCGCAAGCCTGAGCGTGGTTTTAAAGCCAAGCTTCTTGATTGCGAGATAAATGACGATGATGGCAGCAAGCATTTTGCCGGCAGTCGCGATGCCCTGAAAGGTATCGCGAATGCCAACTCCTTGCTTCCTGATGCTGGCTACAAGAGCCTCAATGGGGCCCCTGCAGCGGTTGTAGAGGCTAGCGATGAGCGCAATGCCTGTTAGGGCACCGGCAGCAGCACCAGCCTTGGCAAAAGCGCCGACAACGCCCATCTGTGGAACGGGCTTGA